AGCGAAGATTTTTTTCATCGCCCTCATCTGGAAATTGTCTAATTTCAATAAACGGTCCAGCGGCTTCGTCCACAATGCTGATCTCTGTGGCTTGATGGCTGAAGATTGGCTCGCCTTTTGGCAGTACGGTTATTCTTGATGTTATTGTGTTCATGTTCCTGATCGGTGTCATTTAGTGTTTAGTTGTGTCTGTTTCCTGTTTAGTTCCCGTTAGGGAATGGAGCCCCATGAAAGAATCGAACTTTCGTTAGATGATTACAAATCAACCGTTTTACCATTAAACTAATAGGGCTTGAAAGATGACCTCTACCCTTAAACCGACTTTCACTGGTTAGACCACTTCGCAAAATTTAATTTGCTTCGATGGTAGAGGCTGCCGATATATCGTTACACGAATACATTAGCAAAATATTAGATGCAGTTGTCCTCAAGGAACTCACGCTTGAACATGGACTCCGTGATATCAGGATGCCATGCCATGTAAGTCATTACGGTGCGAAACACTGTAATGAGTTCGTCTAGCGGAGCGTCTCGCGGAAACGTGAACTCCATCTTGCTTCCTTCATGTGGGATCTCCACACTGATCTTCATTCGTCGGTCGTTGTTCATGGTTGTGGGTCTGGATATTTGATGTCGCAGTCTTCGCAGATGTACCCGTAAAGCCAATGATAAACTTTACGGTGACCGCATTTGCATTCATCTTCAAGGTCGCAATCTGCGACCTTATCTTTAAGATCACAATTTGTGATCTTGCGGCGGTAGGTTCCGTTACGGACAATTGAAGGCGTCATCCAATCTGAAACGTACACAGGCAACCAGTGGTCTTCACCGACATACACTTCATCACCGTCCTGTAGTTTATCGCCCTCTCTCAGGAGGACGTGGTATTCTGGTACGGTGTCTTCTTTAAGGTCGCAATCTGCGACCTTACGGCGGTACAAATCAATGTATTCCACTTCTATCCCCATAGCTTTTACTATGCTCGTTTCTTTCCATTCGCCAACTTGTTCGTCAAAGAACTCATCGCCTTCTTGAATTAACTCTCCTTTTTTAAGAACGCGGTATTCTGGTACGGTGTCTTCGTCAAGCGGACCCCAAAAGTCTTCGTACGACGCGACTACTTTCGGAGAACCTTCCTCAGTTTCGTCGGGTCGCTTGTTCCTGTCATCCTGTAGCTTGCCACATACCTCTGCATCCATGAGGATGTTCGCGCTACAGGCAATGTGTGCCAGATGCGTGATACCGGATTCAGGGTCCAGTGATTCACCGTCACGCCATGCGTTCAGATGGCGCAGGATAGCGTGAATATACGTACTTGCGCAAACTCCAGTGCGTCTCCAATTAAAAGCTCCATATTGCTCAATCTCTCCTTCTCGAACAATTAGACTTTGCACGCCGCAAGTAGGCGAGTGCTTTTTGAATAGATTCAATATTATCTCCGAGCAAGCCAAGTCCTTTATTGCAGCGGTGGCAGATGATCCCACGGAACTCTCCGGTTGTATGGTCATGGTCGATGTCGAAAAGACCTTTCCGTCCGGCAGGCCCCCCGCAAATAGCACATCCATTATTTTGTTTCTTGAGTATTCTGGTTTCGTCGTCAAAAGTAAGTCCAAAAGAAAGGAGAGTTCTTTCTCTGTTAAGGAGTATATTTCGTTCTCGGACATCTGGTCGTTTATTCCGTTCACTTGATTTTTTTCTAACATACTCTTTGTTGGCGTTAACCCAAGCATCTGTTGTACTTTTTTGTTTTTGCTTATAAGATGGATTACTTTCTCGGAGATACTTGTCGTAACAGGATTTGCATAACCCCCTTGCCCAAGCAATTCTTCCAGCATGACATGTGGCTTCTTTTGATCTTGGGTGTTGTTTGTTGTAACACTCGTAGCACAGCCCCTTGGCTGCGTGAGGTCTCTCTGGATGACAGATTGGTTTTGTGTGGAGTATCCGCATGTGCAAAACTCTGCCAGTTCTTCACCCGTTGAGCAAGCTAAAACTGGAATTTTTCTACCATATTTCTCTGCGCCCAACTTGTGGACCCATGCGGTCTGTTCCATTGCGTACGGCGGAACCAATCCGAGCGGAGCTTTAAGGGAGCCCGCTTTTCCTTTGGGGTCATTGTATTGTGTGTTCATCTTGAATTTCTTTCTTACGGTTTCTGATCGCTGCGTCAAGGGCATTAATCTCCTTGCTGAGATCTGGCGTGTTCGGCCAATTCTCCTTCTTGAGTTTCCGGAAGTACTCGCTCTTCAGCGCCTTCAGTACTGTGTCCTGCTTTTCCTTTTCGGAAGATGTCGTCGAAGTTTTCATAATAAGTGGTTAGGTCTACTTTGCGAGGGGTGCTCCCCTTTCCTGCTCCTACGGTATTAATCATGGCGACCAACCACCTACCCGACAAAAGACGGGGTGTCAATTATTTTTTATTGGAAAAGTTCGTCCTCCAAAAGGACTACCAATTCCTTAAAGGTTTGAGCGGAATCAACGATGGTGTCGTCCGGCAAATCAAACTCTTGACCGACCATGTCGCGGAATACCTCGAACTCGTCTGGTTCAAAGAATGCTTCAAGCTCTGCGGCCATCGGCAGTTTCATTTTGTAGCGGAGGATGTCCTCAAGGATAGCCGTGAGGGCGTCGATGATGTATGTGCGGTTCATGGTTCGGTGTCCCTATAGTATCGGGAAATTAGAGCGGCGTCAACTATTCCGTCATGTGGGGTTTTACTGCGGCTTGACGCAAGCCATTTTTCTTTTGGCCACAGATCGTTGGCTTTCTTGAGCGCAGCCACTTTGGTCATGCCTTTCGCAAGTCTCTTGCCGAGCATGACATCCTGCCACTCCTTAACCTGTATCCTGCGCACTGCATACTGTTTCGCTTCGCACGCGCCTATGATCTTGCCGAACGAGATGCTCATGGACCGCATCGCTTGCGAGGATTTAGCGTGTTTCAAAGGCTCTTCGATGCAGACAACAAGATTCTTGCAATAGGGTTGGAGCCACCACAACACAGCATAAACATCGACTTCGGTCTTGCCGTCGAACGTATTGGTGGGCATTGCTGTGTACGCAATGACGTCGCCACTCCAGTTGCTGACGGCGCATAAGCCACCGCTTATTCCGTTGTCGATTCCAACAATGACGGTGTCCTCATTCCTCTCCATAAAGCGCGGTCTCCAGTAGTTCGTCTAGTGATCCTTCCTCGTACATGTCCCTAAACAGCTGCTTCGCATTGGGCGTGAGTTGGGTAATGATTCTTCCGTCGGTCATTGTAGATAAAAGGAACATGATGTATGGCCTACCTGCACTGTCCAGTTGGGCGATGGCATCCTCAACGTTGTCCAATGAACCGCCCTCGAAATCTGCGTCAATCATCGTCAGCCTCCTCCGCGTCTATGACCACAGAAGTAGAGCCGCCGTTTGTTGCCTTGCTGTTGTTGAGGATCGAGACGTCAATGGTAAGCGAACCGGACCCACCGCTGCCGCCTTTCGGATTGAGGCCGAGGTTGCGCCGGATGAGCTGGTCAAGTTCGGACAGTTCGCGCACAGTCCTCGGACCGCGCACATTCATCAGGTTATCACGCAGCATCTTGATTGCGCTCGCTGCAACGTACGCTTGGTACTTGTCCGCCGGACTGGACTGGTTCTCTGCCACTTCTAGCAAAGCCTGTTGCTCCATGTCTCGTGCCGCCAGTTTGGCATCGGCGATCACCGAATCAGTGGAGTCTTCAAGGTTCTTCGCAAAGGGTTCGGCATCGGTGTCGGGCTGCTCGACGACCACATCTTTGAGCCAACGGCAAACAGTATCGAAGCTAACGTCGAGCTGTTCGGCGATGCGGGTCTTCATCACGCCCTGCTGGAAAAGCTCCGTAGCGCGTTGCATCTTGGCGGCTTTTGCTTGCCGACGTTCGCCTCGCGCTACCTTTAGCTTTTCGGTGTACGTTGGTTTCTTATCTTTAGCTGGCATGTGTGACGCTAGATAAGACTGGTAACTAATCCTTGTCAAACCTTTTTTGTTACTGTAGTTTTCGGTTATGGGCCGACCGAGAAAATACGATCCCGACAAGTTAACGACCTCAGTACTCGAACCGAGAATTGATCCCGCCACAAACAAGATGGACGTCGGGGGTTTCCTGATTCCGATTACCAATACGATTACCGCATTGCTGTGGGGTTTCGCTAACCACCCGTCCAATAAGGCCAAAGAGTTCTACTTCTGGCGGGTTGCTGATCTATTGTGGAATAGAGACGACCTACCGGAGCATATGTTCCTCAAACATCCTTGGGCAGAACAGATCATTCGGGAGTGTATCGACAACAAGTATCTCGCAGTAGGTGGTGCTGCATCGAGCGGCAAGAGCCACACCCTCGCTGGCTACGGCATCATCACATGGTTAGCGAAGCCGCGAGACACCCTTGTTCTGATGACTAGCACCACCTTGCGGGAAGCTCGTAAGCGGATCTGGGGTTCGGTTATCTCGTTGCTATCCGTCATTGACGGAGCCCCGATCAATATTCGGGATTCAATCGGATCGGCAAACTACATTGATGAGAACGGTCAGACCTTCGATAGGGCTGGTCTCTCCCTCATTGCGGCGGAGAAGAGCCGTACGCGAGAGGCGATCGGCAAGTTCATCGGTCTTAAACAGAAACATGTGTTGCTGATCGGCGACGAGTTGGGCGAACTTAGTGAGGCTATCCAGCAAGCCGCTCTTGCCAACTTGAGCAAGAACCCCCGATTTGAGTTCAAGGGTCTATCCAACCCCGCCAGTAGGTTTGATTCGTTCGGTATCTGGTCTACGCCAAAAGGCGGTTGGGAGTCTATAACACCGGAAGTAGACGACGAGTGGGTCACAAAGTGGGGCGGTAAGTACATCCGACTCGACGGCGAACGCAGTCCCAATGTGGCGGCTGGCTACACGGTCTACCCATTCCTGCCGACGACCGAGAAGATTGCGGAGGATAAGGCACTGTTGGGCGAAACCAGTAGGGCCTACATGCGAATGGTGCGTGCCGTGTTCTTCGACAGCGATGAGGCAGAAGGTATCTACGGCGAGTCCGAAATCCTGAAGGCTAGTGCCATGAAGCGTACGGAGTTTGTCGGGCCTACTACCTTGCTTGCTGGAGTGGACCCTGCGTTCACCAACGGCGGCGACAGAACGATCCTGTACACAATGAGGGTTGGTCAGTTCACGGACGGACAGTACGGCGCACAGTTCGAGGAATACTACCATCTGAATGACGACGCTACCAATAAGGCGGTGCCGAGGACGTACCAGATTGTCCACCAAATTAGAGACATGTGTAAGAAGTTAGGGATCAAGCCGGAGAACGTAGCGGTGGACTCGACTGGTGCTGGCTCTCCGTTCTGTGACGTGCTTGCCGGAGAATGGTCGGATCAATTCCTGCGCGTCCAGTTCGGCGGCAAGGCTTCGGACAGACGGGTGAGTATGAACAGCAGACTCACAGGCGAGGAGCTGTACACCAACCGCGTGTCGGAGCTTTGGTTCGTCGGCAAGGAGTTCCTGCGTACCCAACAGCTGCGCGGAATCTCAGACGTGCTGGCGAAGGAGATGTGCGTCCGCCGCTACGAGATGGTCAAATCCGGTACCCTGCGAGTCAAAGTCGAAACCAAAGCCGAACTCAAGCAACGGATGGGGCAGTCACCGGACATTGCGGATGCCGCCTTTATCACGCTCGATCTCGCAAGGCAGCGGCACGGACTCTTTGCGGTGGACCCACCCAAGAAGACGGAGGCAGGTCTGTTCGGCGCGTCGATGCCGAGAACTTTAAAGGATCTTGACGTAGTCAGTAGGTCGAAGCACGCCCATCTGGTGTACGATTAGAGCGGGTAGGTTGCACTCTACGCAACTTTGCTGTCGGCGAACGACAACAACCGTAAAATGTGGCCGATCGGATACAGATCTGCCCACCCATAATGCAAGTGAATTGCAGGAGACGCACGTCAGAAAAGTTTGAAGAGTTCTAGGAAGTGTGGTAATTCATAATAATTCAGTAATTCAATCAATATGAATTAATGAGTTATTATGAATTACCTAAAGGCTAGAGTATTTATAATGTAGGGGTCTGGCCGTACCGATTGGTATCAAAGCCTTTTGCTGACCTTCTCCCATGCGGGCCAGAAGAGTTCGTCCAAAGCGCGAACGATTGGCTCTTGGTTGTAGGTATCGCTGTACGCGGCCCCAGACAGGTACAGCGCAGCCTCAACCATTTCGTGGCGTAGCGTCTCCTTAAGGAGCTTCGCATCCTGTATCGTCTTCCTGTCCAGCTCAATGACTTTGCTGTCCGGTATGTATTGACCGTACGTGTCTTCCAGATCCTTGACCTTAATCGGTATCCTGTATCCGGCGATGTGCACACTTTTGAGCATCAGGCAAAAGGGTACAGGATAAAGGGTACAGGGTCCAGTTCAATGTCAGAAAA